CCGGAGCCGCCGCGTCAACTCGCGCAGGCGGGTCTGTTCTTCGGGGGTCATACGGATCCTTTCCCTAGCGTTTTCGTCCTGCGCGCAATTTGACTTCGTCGCGGCGACGGGCCGGGCGCGTGACCTGGGCGTGGGCCTCGGTCGCCGTCACGCCCGCCTGCTGAATCGCGCCGGACAGTTCGACGAGATAGGTCGCGAAGCCGTCGAGGGCGGCGACGGAGATCACGCGCGGTGGGCCTTTCTGGTTGACCCAGCGATTGAACCAACTCAGATGCACGCCCATGCGTTTGGCGAGCGTGGTTTGACTCACGCCCAGGTCGATCAACCGGATCACCTGCTCGCGAATTGATTCGTTGGTATCCAAACTCGTGCTCGGCCCCTGCCGCAATGATGGCAGGGCGAACCCGGCGTTTGGCCGCTGGAGTGCTGTTTGCAATTTGGCTCGCAACAATTCGTTGCTGTGTGGAAAGTATGCAACAGGCATTGCAGTTCCGCAAGAGCTCGGGCTGCCGTGGGGTCGGCAGGGAGGACAGAGGGGCAGTCTATGCCGCCCGGTTGCGTTGCGCAAATATTTGTTGTAGTGTGCATAACTCTTTGCACTGAGGCAATACTCTATGCGCGCTACGCCACTCAACGTCGCCCTCCGCGTCGCGATCGCCGCGACCGGGCGCAAACAAAAAGACATCGCCCGCCGGGCGGGGATTAACCAATGGCGGATGAGCCGCATCGTCCAGGGCGATGTCACGCCGACGCCGGCGGAACAGGCCCGCCTCGCCCGGATTCTCGACACGCCCGTGCATGAACTGTTCAGCCCGGGGCGGGTCGCATGAGCGCGCCGGCCGTCGTCAGCCCGTACCTCACCGCCCGCGAAACCATCAGCTACTTGAAGTTGGGGTCGAGGAGTGCGCTCCAGAGGCTGATCACTGAGCACAGGTTGCCGGTTCTGCGGCGCGGGCGGCTGCTGATGTTCGACGTGCGGGAGATCGACGCCTGGCTGCACGGGCATAACTCGGCGCTCGAGTGGGCCCGCACGCTGCGCAAGGGGGCGTGATGGCGGGCCCCACGAACGGTAGCGTGCTCTGCGGCTGCGGCCGGCTGATGTACCCGAAGACGAACTCGGTCACCGTCGAAGAGCTGCTCGAGGACGGCCGGCCCTACAAGCTCTGGTCGGCCGACCTCTGGGCCTGCGTCGAGTGCGGCGTCGAAGTGATCACCGGCTTCGCGCGCGTCCCCCTGGCCGAGCACTATCAGCCCGAGTACCAGACCATCCGCGACCGCCGCACGCCGGTCTATCCGGCCCGCTGCCGGGAGGACGCGTGATGGCCTGCTGCGCCCTGCCAGGCGGCTGCGGGCGGCCCGACTGCTATCTGTGCGTCGTGATGCCGCAGAAGTTTCCGCAGCCCGTGCATCACACCGAAGCGGCGGCCGTGAAGAACGCGACGCGCGACGGGGCCCCGACGCTGGCGGCGGCGCGGACCCGCGGGCACCTCGCCTTTCGGAAGCGGCCGCGCGCGGGGGCGTTCTGGGTGCCGCGGGAGGCGCGGCGATGACGACTCGATCGGAGACGCCTGATACCGTGCACGGCCGGCTGCTCGAGTCGGTCCACGTGTCCGGGTACACGTTCGAGCGGGCGTGCAGCGAACTGGAATGGTTGCTCGACAAAGACCGCTGGAAGCGTGTGGGTGGCGGGTACGAGGACATCAACGCCTTCATGGCGAGCATCGAGGCGTCGTTTTCCGAGTTTCGACCTGTCGCCGAAAAGCGCCGGAAGATCGCGAAGCGGCTGGCTGAATTGAACGCCTCGCAGCGACAGACGGCGCGGCTATTAGGTGCAAACGAAACTACCATCCGCCGCGACTTAGGAAAGCGTGCGGCAAAAGCCGCAGAGCCCCCCGCAGACGTCGAAAAATCGGCCGGAATCGTGATGGCCCCGAGCGGCGCTGCGGCACATGCCGCAGCCATGCGAGAGGCGAACCGGGAGTCGGCACGCGACCAGCGCGAGGCCGATCGTGACGCTCGCCGATCCGCGAGTGTGCGCGCGGCTGCCGCCGCGACCATTGACGCTGGCGACTTCCACGTTAAACACGGACCCTTTCTCGAGGTCGCTCGTGAGGTCGCGGACGGTTCGCTGCGGCTGATTTTCACGGACCCCCCGTACCACGACAAGACGATCGGGCTATATCGCGACCTCGGGCGCGTCGCCGCGCGCGTGCTTCGGGACGGTGGCAGCTTGATCACGTACACGTCACATCACCGCCTGCCCGATGTGATCGCGCTCGTCCAGGCGGCCGGGCTCGCGTTCTTCTGGCCGCTCGCGATGGTGCATACCGGGCAGAAGGCGCGCATGACGGAATACGGCATCGTCGTGAACTGGAAGCCGCTGCTCTGGTTTGTGAAGGGCACGTTTCGGGACCGCACCGAGATGGCATTCCTCGACGACCTGGTGATGTCCGAACGTCAGAAGTCTGAGCACGACTGGCAGCAGAGCACGGTTGAGGCGGAGTACTACATTCAACAACTCACTCATCCGGGCGATCTCGTCTTCGATCCGTTCTGCGGTGGTGGTACGACGGCCGTCGCCGCTCAGCGGACGAGTCGTCGGTGGCTGACCTGTGATGTCGACGAATCGTGCGTCCTGTTGGCCAGGCGACGCGTGATGGAGGCGATCAATGGTTCGTCCCGATGATCCGCATCATGCGCAGCTGGAAGGCGACGTCATCGCACACGCGACGGCCTGCGGATATCACGTCGGATCGGCGACCTATCACACGGTGATGCCAGAACCGGTACGGGATGCATTGTCGCGCTGTTGGGATGTCGCTGCGCTCTACATCCGCGGACGCGCCGACCGCGTCGCCGTCAGAGACCAGCGGTGCATCTTGTTTGAGGCCAAGACCAATTCGGGGCCCTGGCCCCGAGCCGCCATCGAAGCCTTGCCGCTCTCGTTTTATGTGCGTCTTGGGGTGCCGTGTCTCTACGTGTATCGCGATGTGACCCGCGGGTTTGAGTTGGCGTTTTGGACGACGAACCTGCCGATCATTGACGTGATTTTTCTGCCGCATCGATTCTCGCAATTGGATCAGGTCTATCGCCAGGAATTTGCGCGTGTGTGGCCGGGCATCGAGATTCAGGCGTTGCCGGGCTGCAACGGAAGCCGCGATCCGTACGTGGCGATCCGTCGCGAATCGTTGGAGGCGGTCGCTGTTGACTGGCGCGCGGTCTTTGCGTCGCCGAATGAGGATTGAGGAGAAGGAATCCTATGCCGATTGAATGCACAGGCTATCTGGTTGGAGATTTCCTCTGTTATCGCTGCCTGGGTGCCAGTGGTCCCACGACGGGTCTGTTTGTCTTCGTCGAAGACGGCAATACCGACGATGAGCAATACATCTGCGAAACGTGCGCCGACGAAGTGAAAAGCGGCGCGCCTCTGGGCCGCCTGATTATTAGCGCCCCGAAATCCAATTGAGGTGAGCGATCCATGACCACGATCGACGCCCCTGGCATCTACGACCTTCCGGCCGCCGACTACCACGCCGACCCCTGCCCGGCGCCGTCGCTCTCGTGCTCGGTCGCGAACCTGCTCTGTCACGCGTCGCCGGCGCACGCGCGCCAGGCGCACCCGCGGCTGAACCCGGACGCCGTCGAGGACAAGCGCGAGGAGTTCGACCTCGGGACGATCGCGCACGCGCTGCTGCTCGAGGGGACGGATGCCCGGGTCGCGATCGTCGACGCGAAGGACTTCCGGACGAAAGCCGCGCAGGAGGCGCGCGACGCCGCCTACACTGCCGGAAAACTACCAATTCTTGCGGCGCGCTGGGTGGACGTCCAGGCGATGGTCGTCGCCGCGCGGGCGCAGCTCGAGCACCACGCCGACGGCGGGCGCCTGATGTTCACCGGCGGCAAGCCGGAGCAGACGATCATCTGGCAGGAAGACGGGGTGTGGTGTCGCGCCCGCCTCGACTGGCTGCGCCACTCGCCGGACGGGATCGCGATCGACGACTACAAGACGACGTCCGGCAGCGCCAAACCGGAAGCGTGGACGCGATCGATGTTCGACCGCGGCGCGGATCTGCAGGCGGCCTGGTATCGGCGCGCCGTCGCCGCGGTGACCGGCACCGAGGCGACCTTCCGCTATGCGGTCCAGGAGTGCTATCCGCCCTATGCCCTCTCGGTGATCAGCCTCGGCCCCGATGCGCTGCTCCTGGCCGAGAAGAAGTGCCTCTACGCGCTCGAGGTCTGGCGGGCCTGCCTGGCGTCGAACGAGTGGCCGTCCTATCCGCGCCAGACGGCGTACGCCGGCCTGCCGCCGTGGGAAGAGGCGCGCTGGCTCGAGCGCGAGATGCGCGAGGCGTCGTGAGCTTCGAGTTTCGGCCCGCTGTCCGCGAAAACGTCGGCCTGCTGATCGGGCTCTCGGGTCCGAGCGGCAGCGGCAAGACGTACACGGCGATGCGGCTCGCGAAGGGGATCGCCGGCGATCACCCGTTTGCCATCATCGATACCGAAGCCGGCCGCGCGAAGCACTACGCCGATCAATTCGCGTTCGACCACGGCGACCTCAAGCCGCCGTTTACACCGGACTGCTACGCCGAAGCGATCCTGGCCGCGGACGCCGCAAAGTACGCCGCGATCGTCGTCGACTCGATGTCGCATGAGTGGGCCGGCGAAGGCGGCATTCTCGACTGGCAGGAAGCCGAGCTCGATCGGATGGCCGGCACCGATGCGAAGCGGCGCGAGGCCGTCAAGATGGCCAGTTGGATCAAACCAAAGATGGCCCATAAGCAGATGGTGCAGCGCCTGCTCCAGGTGCGCGCGCACTTGATCCTCTGCTTCCGCGCCGAACCCAAGATCGAGATGGTGCGCGGCGAGAACGGCAAGATGGAGATCCGCGAGAAGCAGTCCCTGACCGGGCTGCACGGCTGGATCCCGATCGCCGAGAAGAACCTGCCGTACGAGCTCACCGCGTCGTTTCTGCTGCTGCCGGATCGGCCGGGCGTCCCGCTGCCGATCAAGCTGCAGCAGCAGCATCGGGGGTTGTTCCCGCTGGACGTGCCCATCACCGAGGCCTCCGGCGTGCAGCTCGCGGCATGGGCCCGCGGCGGCACGGCGCCGCAGCCGTCCCCTTCGGACCCCGAACAGGACTGGTTGCGGCAGATGCTCGCGGCCCGGACCAAGACCGAGCTCCGACTCGTGGGGAATCGCTTGAAAGCCGCGGCCGACACGCTGTCTCCAACACAACTCGCCGCCCTGCGAGCCGCGTACGACGCCCGGCTCGCGAAGGTCAGCGGCCGCAAGACCAAGGAAGAGGTGACCTGATGAAAGTGCGAATCGACGTGAAGGATCGGAACGAAGGCGACGCGATCACGAGAGCACTTGACGATCTCGAGATCCGCGCCTACGTGGTCACCACGGGGATCCTCATGGACCTGCCCGATGATGCGGCGCGGCTGCGTGTGCTGCACTGTGCCGAGATTCTCCTGTCCTCGGCGCCCGAGGGGCGGGCCCGAGCGCGGGGGCCCTTGAGGCTGCATGATGCCGATACGTTACTCTTTTCCAGATACGGTCGCGAGCAGGCGGATACCGGCGAATGAGGACGGGCACGTGGTCCTCACTGACAACATTGCGAACCATCCGAAGATCGTTCGCGCCGGCGAGATGCTGGGGCCGGATGGCCGGGCCCGGGCGCTCGCGCTCTACGTGGCGAGCATCGGCTATGCCCACCATTACCTCACCGACGGGTTCGTCCCGGACGGATTCCTACATAGCTGCGGCGTCGTACGCGCGGTGTCCGAAATCGCAAAAGTTTTTGCGGATCGGCGCGTACGGTTATTTCACCGACGCACCGGCGGCTACGTGATCCACGACTACCATGCGATTAACCCTAAAGCTCGCACCATCAAGGAGAACCAGGCCAAGGAGCGCGCGCGTCTCGTGGCCTATCGGGCCCGGAAAAAGGCCAATGGCCACGCGTGAGTACGAGAAACGTACAGCCGTACGCACTTCGTCGCGTACAGGATCTTCCGATTCCGGTTCTGTACGGTGTACGCGTACCAACAAGCCTCTTCGATCTTCTGGGTGATCCGTACGTCAGTGGTATTAACCGCCGCGCTGCGCGCGACGGGCTGCGTGGAGAAGAACGAAATGCGAAGACCGGACCATCGCACGCTCTGCGCGATGGCGCGCGCCGAGCTCGAGGCCGACCGGACGATCGACGATGCCGAATGGAAAGAGCGCATGAAGTGCCGGCTCGTGTCGCAGGGCTGGGCCTATCCGACGCCGGCGGCGATCAGTGCGGCGCTCGCGGCCATCGAGCACGTGCTCGTCAAGGCGTGGGGTCCGCGCCCATGATGCCGCCCTGTCCGTCGTGCGCGCTCGCGGGGACCTTCGCCTACGCGCTGGGATCCCCTGAACCCGGCGACCTGGTGATCTGTCTGGCGTGCAGTGAGATCTGCATCTACACGGTGAGCGCACAACTGCGGCCGTTGACCTTTGCGGATCTCCCGCACTACGACCTGGGGCTGATTACCGAAGTCGTGCGCAACCAGCACGAGCTGCGCGACGCCTACGCGCGGAGGAATTGAATGGCCCGACGACCGTTGAATCAGATCACCGACGACCGCGCGGCGCGGCGCTTCCATCAGATCGCCGTGCTCGAGCAGCAGCTCACGATCAAGCGGAGCGATCTCGCCGCGGCGAAGGCGCACGTCAAAGAGTTACAGACGGAAGCCGACGGCGTGCTCGCGCGGTTGCGGGCCGCGGCGCGCGACGACGGCGAGCTGCCGCTCTTCGACCTGGATGAGAGCTGACGGTGACGCTGCCGCTGGTGATTCTGGTCGCCGCGCTGATCGTGCTGATTCTGGCGGCGCTGAGTAACGGGAAACGCCACTAAGGAGATTCGCGCATGGCTCACGACGTCCCCCTAATCGCCCCGAACGAAGAAGACGAAATCGCCCGCACGATGGCCGAGCACCCCGAGATCGACACGATGGACGAGGAGGCGCGCGGCGAGATCATCCAGATCACGGCGGCCCGGCTGAACGGCCATCGCGATCGCCCGTGGGGACGGAAGGCGCGCACCGACAATCCGGCCGATCCGCAGCTCAACACCGACGCGATCACTTACAAGCGGCCCGATGGGCTGTTCGAGATCATCGACGTGATCTCGGGCGTCGACGGGTCGGCGACGTGGGGCGAATGCGGCGCCTTTGCCGACGGCGAAAACGGCTACTGGTACGCGGTGCCGGGCGACCAGCAGGGCGGCGGCGGCAGCGGACTCGAGGCGCTGGCGCAACGACTCGACGTCCTCGAGCTCGAGGTCGAGGCGCTGGGGGACCAGGTCGCCGCCCATGACCAGCGGCTGGCCGCGCTCGAGGCGGCAGCCGGACAGCCCCTGCATTGCCACGGGCCGGTCGATCTGCCGATCGTGCTCGAGAGTCTGACGTCCCTGCGTGCGCGCGGCGATATCAACGTCGCCGTGACGCCAGGCGAAGCGACGCCGCCGGATCCGCCGAGCGATTCAGGCACGTCGCTCGCCGACGTCGTCGTGCTCAAGCGCGTGCTCGATCGAATTCGGCCGGAGCAGACTGGAGGCTAATGCATGGTCACCGTCGATCTCGTCCTGCTGATCCTGGCGCTGGTGTGTTTCGTGGCCTCGGCCGCCGGCGTCTCGAGCCGGGTCAACCTGCAGAGCGCCGGCCTGGCCTTCTGGGTCTTATCGCTGATCCTGTAATGCCGATCGGCCCGCCGTCCCCGTGTCGCGTCCCTGGCTGCGCCGCCATGCAGCCCTGTCCGACGCATCGCCGCGCCCGCGCCGGCACGGGCGACGACTGGCACGGGTGGTACCTGCTCGCGCGCTGGAAGCACCCCGTCTACGGGCTGCGCGCGCAGTGCCTGCGCCGGGATCCCCTGTGCGTCGAGTGCAAGCGGCGCGGGATCGTCACTCCGGCGACCGATGCCGACCACGTGGTCCCGCATCGGGGCGATCTGTGGCTGTTCTGGAACCTGAGCAATTTACAGGGCCTGTGTTCCACGTGTCACGGGCGCAAGAGCGCGCGGGATATGGGATGACCCGTGAACACGATCGCCGTCGTCCTGACGCCGGGCGGCCTGGGCTCGCAGCTGCTGATCAACGGGGTCGACGTGTCAGACGCGTGTCATGCAGTGGAGATCCACGCCCAGGTCGGGGAACCGACGACCGTCGTCGTCACGCTGATCGGGTCGGTCGAGCTGATTACGGACGTCGACCACGTGGTGATCGTGAAGGAACGGACCCGAGGATGGAGTGAAGAGGCCTAACGTTTATGCGGTTCCGCTATGCCGTGTCGTTCGAGAGTGATCTCCGGCCAGTCCAGACCGTCCGCGGCGAGTTCGATCGAGATGACCCCGAGAGCGCCTTGAAATCCGCGGCCTTTCTGGCGTTCAAGTCGGCGCCGCGTGGCGTGTACCGCTCGTGGGTGATCTGCGTGGAGCACGTACCCGGCGAGGGGGCCTCACCATGAGCGACAACCAACAAGAGCGAAATGTGCGCGGCCCGTCAACCCCGCAAACCAACAGAGATTTCGGCCCGGAGCTGCGCGAATTATTGGCTCAATTTGTGGGTTTCCTGTCGGGCGATGTCCCAGAACTACATCACGTGGAAGTGCCGAGGCTGGCTGAGTCGATACCGCGGTTCCTGTCGGCCAAGGGGGAACCCTCGGCGGGGTGAATGGGGAACCCGAGGCCGAAGGGGGTGGGCATGGGGCGACCGGTGCGGGGGTGGGGGATGCACAAGGTTAGGGGGGGGTGGTCTCGGGGGGCGGCCCGGGCGGCCCTGAATCGCCCAGACCTGTCGGGGCGGGACGTGGACCTGACCCCCGAACCGTCGAACCGCGGGCGCCTGATCCACCCGGCGATCGCCATGCAGCACCCGTGCTACTGGCACGTCTACCGGGTCGAGCTCGTGCCCGACGCTCGGCCCCGGCATGTGCTCATCGCCGAGTGTCAGACCGAGCATGAGGCCTTCATGGTGGCCGACCTCGAGGCCTGGCAAGTCGTGATCAGTCGGTGGGGTGACCGGCGGGCGCCGTTCTATTCGTTCCGACCGCCGCGACCGGCCGTGGCCTGCGAGCTGCCGTGACTGAAATCTGTACACCGGGGGACACGACAAATGTTTGCGGCCGACGTCGTCGGATACCCCCCCCGCCCCCACGAAGCGAAATGCTGCAAATCCTTAGCAATTTTGCATGGTTTCGCCTCAAAAACACTGAGGAAATTCGCGAGTTTTGAGGTCTGAAAGTGCCAAATTCCTTAGGAAATCTGCACGGGTTTAGCGGGGCGTTTGGCACTGGTTTTGGCGCGGGTGGCGGGTGTGTCAGATTTGGGACACGCTCGGGTCAGGTGACCCACGACCGGCCGTGGGCCACGGCATAGCGAGGGGAGCCATCATGGCTGGTCGACCTGGCCGGAGCGGCGGCCACAACCGCCTCGATCCGGCGACGCATCTGCTCCGGGGGACGTTTAACCCGACCCGGCACCAGGCCGCCCTCGAGACCGACCAGCCGGCCTGGGCGCCGGCCCCGGGCCAGCTGAAAGGGCTAGGGCCGGCCGGGCGGGCGCTGGTCAAGCGGCTGCGGGCGATCTACCAGTGCTCCCCGGTCGAGGGTGAATTGCTCGTCGAGGCCGCAATGGCGACGGATCGCTTGGCGCAGATCCGGGCGCTGCGGGCGGCCTGCGCGGACACCAAGCTCCTGTTGCGGCTCAATCGGGATGAGCAGCAATGGCAGCGCCAGTTGACGATGCTGCTGCAGACGCTGCGCGTGCCGACGTCCGGGCGGGTCGTCGCCGGAGCACCGCCCCCGTCGAAATGGGCCGGCACGCTGAAGTAGTGCCGCGTTAGGCACAGTCCGAGGAGTGCCCCGCGCTCGGGGCGTGAGTGCCATGCGTGGCACGCAAGACGGAAAGCGCCGCCTCGCGCGCGGTGCGGCTGATCAACAACCTGACGCACACCGGCGACTATGCCGGGCGGCCGTTCACGCTGCGCCCGTGGCAGGAGCGGCGGATCGTGCGCCCGCTGTTCTCGACCGGCCCGGACGGCCTGCGCCGCTACCGGACCTGCCTGTTGATGCTGCCGCGCAAGAACGGGAAGACCGAGCTGGCGGCGGCGATCGCGATCTACTCGCTCCTGTTCGACGGGCAGACCGGCGGCGAGATCTACCTGGCCGCGGCCGACCGGGAACAGGCGGGGAAGGTGTTCGGGGCGATCGTGGCGATGCTGCGCGCCGACCCCGAGCTCGAGGCCGAGGTCGAGATCATCGAATCGCAGAAGCGGGTCGTGCATCGGCGCTCGGGGTCGTTTGCGAAAGCGATCAGCGCTGAGGCCTACAGCAAACACGGGTTCAATGCGTCGACGATCATCTACGACGAGCTGCACGCCGCCCCGAATCGCGAGCTCTGGGACGTGCTCGCGACCTCGCAGGGCGCGCGGCTGCAGCCGCTCTTGATTGCGATCTCGACGGCGGGCTATGACCGCCACTCGATCCTCTACGAGCTCTACGCGCACGCCAAGCGCGTCGAGGCCGACCCGACGATCGACCCGACGTTTCTGCCGGTGATCTTCGAGGCGGCGGTCGACGCCGACTGGAAAAACGAACAGGTGTGGAAAGCCGCGAACCCCGCGCTCGGGGATTTCCGGTCGCTTGAGGACATGCGGATCCTGGCGAAGCGCGCCCAGGAGATTCCCGCGCAGGAGAACACGTTCAGAAGGTTGTACTTGAACCAATGGACCGAACAGGCCGCGCGCTGGATCACGCTCGACGCCTGGGACGCGTGCCGCGTCGACGCGACGCCCGACTATCACCGGCCGTGTTTTGTCGGGCTCGACCTGTCGACGACGACGGATCTCACGGCGCTGGTCGGCGTCTATCCCGGCGGCGACGGGTTCGACGTGCGCGCGTGTGCGTTCATGCCCGAGGCGCGGATCCGGGAACGCTCAGCCCGCGAGCGCGTGCCCTACGACGAGTGGGTGCGCCGCGGCTACCTCGTCGCGACGCCGGGCACGGTCGTCGACTACGAGCGCGTGCGGGCGCAGCTGCACGCCTGGGACGCCGACGGGTCGATCCGCGAGGTCGCGTACGACCCCTGGAACGCGACGGATCTCGTGACGCGGCTGCAGGAGCAGGACGGTTTGACTTGCGTGCCGATCCGGCAGGGGTTCGCGAACCTGAGCGCGCCGACCAAGTCGCTCGAGAAGGCGATTCTCGCGCGCACGCTCCGGCACGACGGCCATCCCGTGCTGCGCTACTGTGTCGGGAACGTGGCGATCGAGCAGGACGCCGCCGGCAACGTCAAGCCGTCCAAGAAACTCTCGACCGAGCGGATCGACCTGGTCACGGCGCTCGTGAATGCGATCGATCGGTTCGATCGGCGCTCGACCGCGCCGGCGCCGAGTTATGCGATTTACGTCTTTGGAGGCGCGTCATGATCGAGCGACGCTCACGCCCCCGCGGGCGGCCCCGCCTGGATCCGACGGATCACTGCGTGAGCCTGACGATCACGCTGTCGTCGACGCAGTTCGCGGCGCTCTGCCGGCGCGCGCTCGAGGCTGACCGCCCGGTGTCCGCGCAGGTCCGCGCCGAATTAAAACAAGAGAAAAATCGACACGAGCCCGGCTGAGGTCTACGCTCCCGGGCCATGCTGACCCGGGCCTATGCGGTCCTCGACGTCAAATCCGCCGACGACGAGGCGCGCGTGATCGAGGGGATCGTGACGACCCCCGAGCCCGATCGCCGCGGCGACACGCTCAATCCCAAAGGCGCCGAGTTCACGCTGCCGATGCCCTTGCTCTGGCAGCACGACATGAGCCGGCCGATCGGCGAGGTCATCGCCGCGACCGTCACCGACGCCGGCATCGCGATTACCGCCAAGCTCGCGCGCGTCAGCGAGGCCGGCGCGCTCCGCGATCGGCTCGACGAGGCCTGGCAGTCGATCAAGGCGCGCCTGGTGCGCGGCCTGTCGGTCGGGTTCAAGCCGATCGACGCGACCCCGCTGAAGAAGGGCGACCCGTTCGGCCCGCTGCGGATTACCCGCTGGCATTGGGCCGAGACCTCGGCCGTGACGCTGCCGATGAACGTGGCCGCCACGATTACCACGATCAAAAGTGCCGCGCTCGGCACGCTCGACCCGTCGCCCCGCGCCCGGGGCTCGAGACCGACCATGCAGACCTTTGCCGAACGAATCGCCGCGCGCGAGACCACGCGCGCCGACGTGATTGCCAAGATGACCGCGCTCGCCGACGGCGCCGACCCGCTGACCACGCTCGAGGAGGCTGACGCCGCGAAATACAGCGAGTGGAGCGCGCAGGTCAAATCCCTGGACGCCGACCTGGCGCGGCTGCGCGAGCTCGAGACGCTGAACAAAAGCCAAGCGGCGCCGATCCCGGCCGACCGCTCCGGGCTCCCGGTCGTCGCGGTCAAGGCCAATGTCCCGCCCGGCACCACGTTCATTCGCACGGCGATGGCGCTCGTCCAGGGGAAGGGCGATTCGATGCGCGCGATCCATTTCGCGCAACGGTTCAAGGACAGCACGCCCGAAGTCGAGCTGATGGTCAAGGCGGCGGTCGCCCCGGGCGACACCTTGACGCCGGCCTGGGCCGGCGTGCTGGTGCAGATCCGGAACGCCGAGAACGAATTTCTCGAACTGCTGCGCCCGGCGACGATCCTGGGGAAAATTCCCAACCTGCGGCGGGTGCCGTTCAACACGCAAGTCCCGCTGCAGACCGGCGGCGGCACCTACGGGTGGGTCGGCCAGGGCGCGCCGAAGCCAGTCACGAAACTGGCGCTGACGACGGCCGCGCTGCAGTTCAGCAAGGCGGCCGGGATCATCGTCATGACCGAGGAGTTGGTCAAACTGTCGACGCCGTCGGCCGAGGCGATTGTCCGGGCCGACATGATCGCCGGGATCGCGCAGTTCCTCGACACGCAGTTTATCGATCCCGCCGTGGCCCTCGTCGCCAACGTCAGCCCGGCGTCGATTACCAACGGCGCCGGCACGGCGGCGTCGAGCGACAACGCGTCGACCGATCTCTCGACGCTGCTCGCCCACTTCAGCACGGCCGGCTATCCGCTATCGTCGCTCACGCTGATCATGAGCGAGAAGAACGCGCTGGCGATGGGCATGAAGCGCGACGCGCTGGGGAACAAGGTCTTTCCGAGCATGGGAGTCGACGGGGGATCCGCCGAAGGGATCAAGATCATCGCCTCGAATGCCGCCGGCACGAATGTCATCGGCCTGTCGGGGCCCGACATCCTGTATGCCGATGAGGGCGGGATCAGCATCGATGTCTCGCGCGAGGCGTCGGTCCTGATGGACAGCGCCCCCATGAACCCGCCCGATGCGACGGCGGTCTACACCTCGCTCTGGCAGAACAACCTGGTCGGGCTGCGCGCCGAGCGGATGATCAACTGGCAGCGCGCGCGCGTCCCGGCCGTCTACTACCTGACCGACGCGGTCTACACCGTCTGAGGGCCGGTTGCGACTGTTCGGGATCGAGCTGACCCGGGCCCGCGCGCGCGCCGCGGCGGTGCCCGTGTCGGGATCCGGCCGCGGCGGCTGGTACCCGGTGATTCGCGAACCGTTCACCGGCGCCTGGCAGCAGAACGCCGAGGTCAGCGGCCAGACCGCGCTCTCCTATGCCGCGGTCTTCAGCTGTACGACCTTGATTGCGAGTGATATCGGCAAGGTCCGCTTGCGGCTCGTCGAGCGGAACGACGAGGGGATCTGGACCGAGGTCGCGGTGCCGGCGTTCTCACCGGTGCTCCGCAAGCCCAATCGCTACCAGACCATCAACAAATTCCTCGAGCAGTGGATGGTCTCGAAACTGGTCCACGGGAATACCTACGCGCTCAAGCAGCGCGACGAGCGCCGCGTCGTCACCGCGCTCTACGTGCTCGATCCGCGGAAGGTGACGCCGCTGATCGCGCCCGACGGCAGCGTCTACTACGAGCTGCAGCGCGACGACCTCGCCGGCATCGCCGAGGACACGACCGCGATCGCCGTGCCGGCGAGCGAGATCATCCATGACCTGATGGTGCCGCTGTTTCACCCGCTGGTCGGGGTGACGCCGATTTATGCGTGCGGGCAGGTCGCGCTGCAGGGCCTGAACATCCAGGACAGCTCGACGTCGTTTTTTGCCAACGGCAGCGCGCCCGGCGGCGTGATCCTGGTGCCGGGCTCGGTCGACCAGGCGACCGCCGATCGCATCAAGGAGAACTGGCAATCCAAGTACAGCGGCCCGAACGTCGGGCGCGTCGGCCTGCTCGCCGACGGCATGAAATACGAGCCGATGACCGTCAACGCCAACGACGCGCAGCTGATCGAACAGCTCAAGTGGACGACTGAAACGATCTGTGCGTGCTACCACGTCCCGGCCGCGCTGATCGACTCGAGCCATCAGCCGCCCTACGCGAACTCCGAGCCGCTGGTGCAGCAGTACTTCGCGCAGTGCCTGCAGTGCCTGATCGTCGCGCTCGAGAACGCGCTCGACGACGGGCTCGGGCTGCTCGACGTCCCCGGCCACGTCTACGGGACCGAGTTCGACATTGCCGATCTGATCTGGATGGATACCAAATCCAAGACCGACGCGGCGACGAGCGCCGTGATGGGCGGCGTCCTGTCGCCCGACGAGGCGCGCAAGCAGTACTTCGGGTTCGGGTCGGTCAAGGGCGGCGATTCGCCCTACATGCAGCAACAAATGTTTTCGCTCGCGGCGCTGGCCGAGCGCGACGCCGATGATCCGTTCAGCAAGCCCGTCGTCCCGACCGCGCCGCCGGCGGCGGCCGACGCGGAGGCGGACGACGACGAACGGTTCGCGAAATCGTTTCTCGTGGAGTTTTTCGCATGAGTGACGCACCCTCGGGCTATCTGGTCGCGCTCGCGCTCAAGGCCGCGCTCGGGCCGCTCGAGGCGCGCCTGGCGATGCTCGCGGAGAAAGTCGCGAGCCTGGAACCCCTGATCGGCACCATGCGCGAGCGCGTCGCCGTCACCGAAGCGCGCGAGCCGATCCCGGGGCCGCCGGGGCCGGCGGGCGCCGATGGCGCGAAGGGCGCCGATGGGCTGCGCTGCGATGCGCTGGTGCTCAGCCAGGACGACGCCGACGCCGGCCTGATCACGCTGGCCTATACGCAGGGCGACGCGCGGGTACCGCTCGGGACGGTGCGCCTCCCGATCACCCGCTACAGCGGCGTCTACGAGGCCGGGCGGGCGTATGTCAAGGGGGAGCAGGTCACATATCAGGGCTCGCTCTGGTGCTGCGAGGCGCCGACGCGGGAGCGCCCGGGGACCGACGGCGACGGCTGGGTACTGCAAGTCAAGCGCGGGGGCGGGCGGTAATGTCGACGCTCCTGACCCTGGCCGAGGGCAAGGCGCACTTGCGGCTGACGACGCCGCCGGGCCATGCCGACGACGCCGATCTCCAGCTAAAGCTCGACGCCGCCGAGGCCTTCGTCCTGCGGTACGTCGGCCGCTCGACGCACGGGCTCGAGGTCGTCGCCGGGTGGACCGATGCGACGACGACGCCGCCCGACGCGCGCGCGGCGATCCTGCTGATGCTGGGGCTGTACTGGCGCTTTCGCGGCGATGATCTCGACGGGGTGACGCCGGCCTTCGACGTCCAGGACGCGCCGCCGGTCGTCGTCTCATTGCTCCGGCGCTTCTGTGATCCGGTGCTGGCATGAGTGCGGGGACGCGGACGAAGTTCGTGACGCTCGACGGCCCCGGCGTGGCGGTGCCGGACCCCGACGGCGGGTTCGTGGAAGGCTGGGCGCCGCTCGACCCGCCGACGGCGTATGCGGCGATCAACCCGGCGACGGCGCGTGACCTCGAGCGCGCCGCGAGTGGCACGGTGATCACCACGGCGTCGCACCTGATCGAAATGGCGTATCACCCGGGCGTCACGACCGCGGCGCGGATTCAGTATGCCGACCCCGAGAAAGGGACGCGCACGTTTCAGATCACCAGCGTGCGGAACCCCGACGAGGCGCGGCGCGACCTGGTCATCGTCGCCGAGGAGATGCTCTAGTGGCGAAGGCCGTCCGCATCTATCTCGACGGGTTTCTCGACACCCGGCGGCAATTTCAGCAGCTGCCGCAGCAGGTCGCCGTGCAGGCGCAGAAGCACGCGACCCGGCTCGCCGAGGAGGCCGTCAGCGCGATCGGCGCCGCCTATCCGACCCGGACCGGCGACCTCGCCGCGGGGCTCAAGGTCGTGCAGGTGCCGCACCCGTGGACGGCGGCCGTCGCGCGCGTGGTCAATACGGTCTATTACGCGAAATGGTTCGAGCAGGGGACGCAGGCGCGGCACACCAAGTGGGGCGCGAATCGCGGATCGATGCCGGCGCGGCCGACGCTGATCCCGATCATGATCCGGATGCGGCGGCAGTTTTTCGAGGACGTCGCGGCGATGCTCGAGGGCTTCGGGTTCACGGTGCGCGGCCGTGTCTAGCAGCGTCGAGATCGATCGCGCGCTGGCGTCGCGGCTGCAGGGCGACGCGACCCTGGCCGGCCTGCTGCCGGGCGGCGTCTGGTGGGACGAGGCCGGCCAGGGCAAGACCGCGTTTTGCCTGCTGGTGCTCGAGAGCGCGCACGACGCCGGCCAGATGCACGCCGCCGGCGTCCCGGGGCGGGCGACCGAGGATCTGCAATACCTGGTCAAGGCCGTCACGCTCGGATCGTCGCCGTCGGCCGCGATCAGCGCCGCGGCGCGGATCGACGTGCTGCTCGAGGACAAACCCTTGACGATCACCGGCTACGGCTGCTGTAGCGTCGCGCGCGTCGAGCGGGTGCGCGGCACGGAAGTCGACGACGTGGATCCGACGATCCGCTGGCAACACCACGGCGGGCGCTATCGCGTGCTCGCCACCCCGACAGGAGCACCCACATGATTCGCGCAGGACGAAACGGGCTCGTCAAGTACGACCCGACCGGCGGGGCGACGACCGTCGCGATCGCGTCGATCAAGGCGTGGACGCTGAGCCTCGCCACCGAAAAGATCAACGTCACCTGCTTTCAGGATCAGAACCGCGTCTATATCCCCGGGATGCGCGACGTGTCCGGGACGCTCACCGGGTTCTGGAACTCGGCGGACATGACGCTGATCGAGGCGACCGAGGCGACGACCCCCGGCACCCTCGCGCTGATTCCCGATTCGACCGACGGGACGCCCGCGCATGAATTCACGGGGCTGGCGTATCTCGACGCCGAGATCAACACCGACGTCGAAGGCGCGCCCGAGCTGACCGGCACCTTCATGGCGGCCGGCACCTGGACGCTGCCGAGCGTGCCGTAGGGGATCCGTGCTGCGGACGCTGGTGCTCCCGCTGCGGCAGGGGTGGATCTCGTGGGGCTATCGGCCCGCTGCGGATCTCACGGGCTGCCGGGTGAGCCGGGACGAGGCGCGCAAGTGGACGCTGCAGGCGCGGGTCGCGAAGGTCGACACCTACGGGATCGCCCAGGTGCCGCTCATCTTCACCGCGCCGCGCACCAGCCCGCCGCGCGGCCTGTGGACGTTTCCCGTGGTCCCCAACTCGATCAGGATGGCCGGCACCGTGCTCACTGCGGCGCTCGGACCCCCGGAGGGACGGTAAGGTGATTCGCTTCGTCACCCCAGAAACCAAAACGCTCACGCTCGAGGGCGGCGATACCGTCACCGTCAAGGCGCGCCTGTCGCACGGCGAGCACGTCGCGATGTATGCCCGCACCTATCGCGAGAAACCCGACGGGTCCCCCGGCGTCGACTACCTCGCGACCGGCGACGCGCTGGTGCTCGCCTACCTCGTCGACTGGAGCGCCGAGCCGTCCCTGCGCGGGCTGAGCGACGACGAGCGCGGCGATCTGATTCGCAATCTCGATCAGGCGTCATTCCTCGAGATCAAGCGGGCGATCGAAGCGCACGAAAACCGCGTCGCCGCCGAGGATGCCGCGCTAAAAAAAACGGTCTCTATCGCCGGCTCGTCGCCGCCGATCTCGCGCTCTGTCGCCTGACCGGCGGGGGCTTCAGTTACCGCGACCTGCAGGAGTTGCCCGAAGTGGTCTACAGCATCCTGGTCGACGAGCTGCACCGCTCGACGCGTGAGGCGCCCCGATGGCGCTGAGCAGCACGATCGCCGCGGACTTCTCGGACTTTGTCGGCGAGTGCCAAAAAGCCGACCAGGGCCTGGCCGAGATCCAGGCCGAGGCGACCAAGACCGAGACCGCGCTCGCCGAGATGGGGGACACGGCGACGACCAGCGCCAAGTCGAGCGGCGACGCGCTCGCCACCGTCGGCAGGTCGGCGAAACAGGCGGGCGGCGACGTCAAGGGCATGAAGGACGGCCTGCAGGTCGCCGACCAGGCGCTCGACGCGCTCGGCATCAACGTCGGCGGCAAGATCAACGACCTCAAGCAACTCGGCAGCGTCTCGCTCGACACGTCGACCGCGATCGGTAAGCTCGGGACGGCGGTCAGCGTCGCGTCGGCGGCGATGATCGGGTGGCAGATCGGCCGCAAGATCGCCGAGCTCACCGGCAGCGACAAGATCATCGGCGACGCGACCGCGTCGATCCTGGGCTGGCGCGATGCCGGCCAGGCCGCCGCGAATAATGCGGACGTCCTGCGGCGCGCGTTCGAGAAAACCGGGCAGGTCTTCACTGACGTGCATGCCGCGTCCGAGGCGCTGCGCGCGGCGTCGCGGGCCAACGCGGAAGAATTCAACACCGGCGCGCAGCGCGTCAAAGGCTGGGAGGCCGAACTGAAAAATGCGAAGGGCGGCGTCGCCGCGCTCAAAGCCGAAATCGAGGGCGGTAACTCCACGACCGCGCAAATGGCCTCGCACTTCAAGGTCAGCGGCGAGGCGGTCGAGTACCTCAAACGCAAAATGACCGAGAGCGATGCCGCGCTCAAGGCCTTCAACGCCGAGCAGGACAAAGCCGCCCAGAAGGCGCAGCAATCGGCCGACGCGATGCAACGGCTCCGGGATTCCATGTTCGGCACTGACAGCATCGCGAAGGCCAACGAGTATCTCGCCGCGCTCGGGCCGATCGAGAACCTGACCAAGATGTCGGCCGCGGCCCAGGCGTCGATGAATGCCGAACTCGGCAAGGCGATCGACGCCTATACCCGGATGGGCCAGACCGCGCCGCAGGCGATCCGCGATATCTATACCGCGACCTTGCCGCTCCCCCCGATCGTCGCCGGGCTCGGCGCCGAATGGGCCAGCGTCGGCGAGAAGGTCAGCGTCTCGACCGAGCAGATCGTCGGCGATCTCAAGAAACAATCGGACGCCTACAAAAAGCAGCTGGCCGACTTCGAGACCGAGACCCAGCGCCAGGTCGACGCCTGGAACCGCGGCGAGCGCGGCGCCGACCAGGTCAAGCGGAAGATCGAGGAGACGACGGAAGCGACCCGGCAGCTCACGACCGCGCAGCTGGCGGCCAATGAGGCCGTCGCCGGGATGGGCGTGCGGGCGGCGGCGTCGGCCAGCGAGGTGATCGCGATGGGCCGGCAGCTCGAGAGCATGTACCGCCAGGCCGGGATCTTCGTGTCGGGGATCCAGGTTGCGATGGGCGGCTATACGCAGTCGCTGCGCCAGCAGGCCGGCCGCGAGATCACCGGCGCCGGCGTCGCCTGGGGCACCGGCGCCGGTGCGACGTCCACCGCGAACACGCTCAATGTGAATGTCAACAGCACCGACGCCAGCAAGATTGCCGAGAAGCTGGTCGGCGAGATGAAGCATGCGGGGTACCGGCTCTGATGGCGGCGCTCTCCCCCGTCCATCGCCCCGGCTGCGCGCGGCTCGGCATGGCGCGCCTGAACGCGTTCCGCCTCAACGTCTACGAGCCCGTCGCCCTGGCCTATGTCAACGGCGTCCCGGTGACGGGCGGCGCCGCCGGCACGGGGCTCTACATTGAAGGCGCGACCATCGATCAGATCCTGAACGACCAGACCGACACGGCCTCGTTTCGGATGCGCGGCGTCGTGCCGGTCGCCGGCCAGCCGATCGCGGTCTACTCGGGGGAAGTCGGTCTGGGCGGGCAACTGTTCGGGGGACGCATCCTCGAGACGACGCAACTCTACGAGAGCCGCAAGGAGAACCGCGCGCACGACATCCGCTGCGTGGATCCGACCTGGCTGCTGAATCGCCGGACGGTGCTGGCGTCCTACGTCAACCAGTCGGCGACGGCGATCGTGCTCGACCTCATCGCGCGCTTCGCCCGCGGCGTCACCACGCGCGCCGTCACGCTCGGCCTGCCGGTCGTCGACGAGATCACGTTCACCAACGAATATCTGCCGGTGTGTCTCACCGCGATCTGCGAGCGCATCGGCGGGCACTGGTACCTCGGCTATGACAGCGATCTGCATGTCTTCCTGCAAGAGGGGCCCGACGCGAACAGCATCACCGACGCCGCGCCGCACGGGGCCGCCGACCTGGCGCTGACCGAAGATCTCTCGCAGGTCGTGACCAAGGTGATCGGCCGCGGGCAGAGCGCCAATGCGGCCGTCGATACGCCGGTCGGCTCGACCGAGCTGCCGGTCGACGAGGGACTGGAGACGGTCTATTCGCCCACGGGCGGGCTCGTCGAAGTCGGCACGCAAGTGCTCACCTACACGGGCGTGCGCGGCCGGAGCGGCGGCGGCGCGCTCGTCGGCTCGGGTAATGCGCCGTCCTCGGCCCCGAATGCGATCCAGGTGTACGACTACAATCCCCCGGCGCTCGCGATCGGGCCGACGTATCAGTATGCGATTTCGTTCGTGAACGAGAGCGGCACCCCGCCGACGCTCGGCGAATCGCTGGTCGGGCCGATCAAGTCGGTCACGATCACCGGCGTCGTGCCGCGGGCGCCGGGGTTCACCACCGTGCGCGACTCCATTTATACGAGCGGCTCGCCGCAGCCGGTGATTGGCGCCACGTACTACTATCGACTGTCGATCCGCTGGTCGTACGGGACCGAGCAGATGGGGCCCGTCTCCGGGCCCTACGTCTATAACGGCAAGCTGCCTGAATTTCAGAGCGGATACAACCTGCCGTCGCCGGAGGGGATCTGGCACTTCCCCGACCTTGACGGGTACTCCGGCAGCCTGCCGGGCTATTACACGCAGGTCATCATCCATCGCAATAAGGCGAATACGGGACCGAGCGGGCCGTTTTACAACGCCGGGTCTTTCGACGTGCCGCAGGGCACGTATTACGGGAAGACGTGGTACACGCCGACCGCCAGCTATAACCCGCCCGACGGCGATCTGGCGACGCTGTCGCCGACGTCGAACGGGCCGGGGCTCAATGCGATTGAGCTGCGGGCGCTGCCGATCTCGGCGCTCTCGTCGGTCAAGCAGCGCAAGATCTACCGCACGGCGGCGAACGGATCGCAGCTCAAGCTCGCAGCGACGATCGCGAATAACACGACGACGAGCTGGCTCGATCAAGTCACCGACGCTGCGCTCGGCGCGACCGCGCCCACGTCGGATAACTCCGGCATCACCGATAATCGCCAAGTGCCGGCCGGCGTCACCGAGCTGCCGGTGAGCGATACCGCCCCCTTCTCAGCCGACGGCGGCGCGGGCGGCGGGTGGATTCGCATTGGCACGATGCCCGTGCGCTACACCGGGATCGCGACGGGCAAGCTCACGGGGATCCCCGCGACGGGGAATGGCGCCGTCACGGCGACGGTGCGGTACGGCGCGCAGATCCTCGTGCAGCCCCGGCTCGGCGGCATCCCAGCCTCCGGCACGGGCGCGATTGTGAACGCGATCCTACGCGGCGATGCCGTGGCGATCCGCCTCGAGAAAACCGACACCGCGGCGCGCGACGTCATGGCGGCGCGCCTGGGCGGCACCGCCGAGGACGGCATCATCGAGCTCGTCGTCAGTGACAGCCGCTTCGATCTCGTGGAGCTCCAGGATCATCTCGACGCGACGTTGCTCGACCGGAAGGATCCGCAGCTGACCCTCACGTTCACGTCGCGCGATCTCACGCTGCAGGTCGGGCGGCTGATCACGGTCAATACGACCGAGCCGCCGATCAATGGCACGTTCCGGATCCACAAGATCGCGCTGTCCGAGATCGCGGTGAGCGGCGGGCGGGCGCTGGTGCATCCGCTCAAGACCGTCGAAGCGTCGAGCAAGATCTACAAGTTCACCGACCTGCTGCGGCGGCTGCGCAGCGTCGAGGCGGGAGTGCGCTGATGGCGCTCGATCGCACTTGGTACAACGGTTTAATAGACGACGACGGCTCGGGGCTCACGGGCAGCGTGTGGGACAAGGCCGACGTCGATGCGTTGATGGATGCGATTGACGCCGAGATCGCGCGCCTCGAGCCGGGGACCGTCACCGGCTGGCAGGCCTATGCGGTGCAATGGTTCACCTATGACGGGGCCCCCGTGACGCTCGGCGACGGCTATCTGTCGGGGGAGTATCGGACGCTCGGCCAGGACCTCGAGGTCCGGATCTCGTTCCAGATCGGGAGCAGCACGGTGATCGGGGCGCAGCCCTACGCCTTCTCGCTGCCGTTCCCGAGTGTCGTCCCGGCGTTGGCCACGCCGATTCTGGGCGTCGCGAACCTGGTCGATGCCAGCGCCGGGAACTTCGGGGCCCACGTCCTGCTGCATGGGAGCAACACGAGTCGCGTCTGGCTCGCCTCGACCGAGGCCGTGTCGAACGGGGTCTCAACGAGCAGTCCGTTTGCGTGGAGCCCGACCGACAGCGGCAGTCTGAAATTTCTCTACACGAAAGGCTAATCCCTATGGCGATTGTGCAAGCCGGCAAGCAATTCACCGCCGACGATATCCAACGCACGGCCGGGAATCTGGCGGCCGCGCTGCGCGACACCTTGCAGAAGGGGAACGAGTTTCGGATTCAGCTCGAATCGTGGCCCGATGCGGACCTCGTCACGTTGGGGCTCACGCAGGAGGAGGTCAACGCGATCAAGGGGTTCTACGTCGGCGACCTGCCGGGGCTGTACACCGCCTTTGCGGCGTCGGTCTGGGTCAAGCAGCTGCTGGGGACCGGGGTCTGACCCCCTCTGTAGAATTCAGCGGGAACAATACGGGAATGGAACCCGGCAAAACGTGGCAAAAGGCGGCACACTCTAACACGCCGTGTGTCAAGGCAGCCGCCGCCGTTTCGTCGAAATCAGCCCATTTCTATTGATTGTCTATGGTGGACGGCAGGAGGCTCGAACTCCCGACCTCCGCGTTGCGAAGGTGGAGGTGCGCGTTATTCTGGCGTGGAAATCAGGCGATTTTCAGCTCTTGGCGCGAACAGATCGGGAATGGATTCACCAAATCCGACACAACATCCTGACCGGCTTTGACGCGTTCAATGAGCGCCAGCAGGTCGGGGGTCGCCTGGAACCATTCGCCGTTCACACGGCTCGTGCGGAACCGCCGATGTAGCAATCCTTCAATGGAGCGGTGCGCGAGCAAGGTCGCGAGCAACGTGAGCGGTTGCTGATGGCTCACCTGCAGGGCGCGTAACCGCGCGACGACATCAACGGCTCGACCGATTTTGATCGCCGCACCGTCGCTCACGAAATAGACGTAACACCAGCCGCCGGTGTCTTGGCGTGGCTGCTTGAGCCGGCGCGGGGCAAAATGCTGCGTCTCGGCGAGCTGCGCCATCCGCTCTCGGTAGATGCGTTCTGCCAGCGGTCGATTCTCCGGCGTCGCGAGCACGGCGGTCCGTTCTCGGATCGCTTTCCGTTTGCCGTGACCCTCAAGGCACAAGTAAAAGTATTTGGAGTCTGGGCGTTGAAAGACAGCCATATTGTTGTTCAGGATCGCACGGATAAGTGGCTAGACGTGTTGATTGGAATCAACCCATAGGCACCGCTAAGGCCGGTTTTTACTGGGGTTTTCGGCGTTTCGTGGGGCGATCGGGAACGGGGCGGGAATGAGATCTCACTGCGGGCGCACGATATCGCGACCGCCCTGGCGCAGTTCGCGGAGGTCGAGCAAGAACGCGCCCCGCGCATTGTCGTCCAGATCGAGGCCGATCTTCTCGGTGAGCAGTTTGATGAACACCTCATCGGACGTCGCCGCTTCGGCCGCTTCGATCAGCATCAATCCGATCTCGCGCGCCTTTTTTGGCTCCATCTGCGAGCGCACCTCGTCCAGCGTCAACTCCACAAAGCCGCGTTGCGAGGTTCGCCCGTACCCGCTGGACACCGTGACCTCATCGTGCCCGCGTGACGGCCGTTTCTCGAGCACGCCTTCGGCCTGGCGGCGGAAGTTCTCGCGCGTCTGTTTCGATGCGCCGATCGTCTCGAGCATCGCGAGCACTTCCTCGAGCACCAGCAGCTGCTTACTCATCGATCCTCCGTGGGGTCATCGCCGCGGCGCAGCACGTCGAGTACGGCCGGGCAGTCGCCAAAGTACTCGCGGACGCCCGCGAGAAACCGCTCGGCGGCCAGCCGATTCGGACCTTGCAGGCCAGGGTGCCGCAGGGCGAGTTGCACGACGCCCGCGAGCTGCAGCGCCGACTGAGGTTGCAGCGTCAGCGCCATGAAGTCGGGCTTTTGCTGAATCTCACGCGCCATCGCGAGCACGAGCTGTTCGTCAGGAATCACGCGCGTTTCCTCCGTGCCTTGCGGGCCGGCTGCCCGGCGAGCGCGGCGAGCATATCCTCGCGGCTGACCTCGCTGTAAATCTCCAGCAGCACGTTCGGCTTCTTCCAGTTGCCCTGCTGCTGCACGATCGGGAGCGGGTGCTTGTCCTTGACCAGCAGGTCGGTCGCGCCGCTGCGCCGGGTGCCCCAGTGAAACGTGACGCCGTGCTTCGCGCGGCCGTAGGGGATGTCGGCCTGGCGACACAGATACTCGAGGCGCTGCCGGACCGAGCCCGTCCAGTCGCGCGGGTCGGCCGCCTTCCGGAACTTCGGGAACAAGTACGGGCTCTCGCGGCCGAGCGCGTCGACCGCCTTGACGGCGCGGTCGGTGAGCACCAGCTCGTAGGGGACGCCGCCTTTCGGATCGCGGACGTGGAGCAGGCGGCCGTCGCGATCCGTGTGCTGCAGGTCGAGCAGGTCGCCGAGCCGCGCCAGGCCGTCGCGCCCCAGCACGAGGATCGCCGTGTCCTGCGGATCCTCGCAGACCGCGAGCAGCTGATCGAACTCGGCCGCGCTGACGTAGCGGCGCCGCGGCGGCACGACGCGCAGCCGCGGCATCCCGACGAGCGGCGAGGCCTGCAGGTACTTGGGCACCGCGTCGCGCAGCATCCCCTTGAGCAGATCGACCTCGCGATTGATGGTCACGGCCGCGACCGGCGACGTCGCCGTGCGCCGGGCCGTGTGATACGCCTTGACGCGGTCGCGGTCGATCGCCGTCAGCAGGTCGTCGCCGAAAAACGCGGTCAGCGCCTTCAGCAGTTCCAGCTCGCGCCGGGCGCCGGCCCGGTGCGCGATCGTATCGGTCGCGTAGGGCGCGGCGTACGTCGCGAAGCGGATCGCCGGCGTCGCGGTCGGCAGCCGATACAGCCGCGCCGCGAGTTCGTTCATGCGCTGATGATAGCGATCGAGCGCGATCCGCCGGCTGTCCTTCCGCTGGGCGACTGTCTCACCGACCTTGATGTCGGTCTTTTCCTTCTGCTTGGTGGTCTCGAGGAACAGCCACCAGTACGGCGAGTCGGGGCGGGTGAAGAGGCCCATTACTCGTGCAGATCCTCGAGGTCGCTGATCGACTGAAAGAACGCCATCATCTCGGCGTGCTCCTGCTTGACGGCGGTCAGCGCGTCCTGCAGGCCGTCGATCATCGTGCCTTGCAGTTCAAACAAGCGGAGATGGCTCTGCCGGAGCCGCCGCGTCAACTCGCGCAGGCGGGTCTGTTCTTCGGGGGTCATACGGATCCTTTCCCTAGCGTTTTCGTCCTGCGCGCAATTTGACTTCGTCGCGGTGACGGGCCGGGCGCGTGACCTGGGCGTGGGCCTCGGTCGCCGTCACGCCCGCCTGCTGAATCGCGCCGGACAGTTCGACGAGATAGGTCGCGAAGCCGTCGAGGGCGGCGACGGAGATCACGCGCGG